AATCTTTTTTTTTGACTAAAAAATATATAAATGGCAATAATTGTAAATAACTTTTCGATAATAGAAAATGGTAGTCAAATAGCTTTAGATGTAGAAACATTGGCAGGTTATAAAATTGTATCTATACGCTTTTGGAACATGAATACTTTTAAAGACTATTCATTAGCTATAGATGGTTCTTACAAAATTGTAGGAACTAATAATAAAGAAGTTCTTATATATACTAATACGGAATTAAATACAGATCTTTTCAAAGACTTATGGTTTGTTGAAATAACTGATGATGTTCCAGCGAATGAATGTTCTACATGTGGTTCTCCTGCGTTAGCTATAACATACAATTTATACGATTATTACGTATGTATGTTGAATGAATTTACAAAAGCTAATACAGATAATTGTACTAACTGTAAACCTACTTTTAAAGCAAGCTTAGTAACTCAAATAAGTTTACTTATAGATGCTACACTTAAAAGTATAGAATTAGGCTTTTATTCAGATGCTATTAATAACATTAATATGCTGAAGAAACTTTGTAGTCTTAGTAATAATTGTGCATCATGTGAGTGTAGTAAATGTACTACATGTGGTGGATTTAAACAAATAGCGTAATGATAGAAATAACAGGAAATAACCATGCGTTAGTTCTGAATGCTTCATTAAAAAAATTATTTGATCAAGGGAAATTAAATGGTAAACTTAAACCTGAAGATCTATATATACTAAACGTATTATATAATCTTATTACTGAATGTAATATAACTATCACGCAAGAACAAAGGAAACAATTAGAATGTTTGTATTTTACAATATATAACAATTCTCCACATATATGTAAAGTAAAAGGAGTAGTTGGATTTCCAGTTAATCTTGATACTAAATTTATAGTACAAGAACCTAACGACCAAGATATATATACAGTTATATCTAAAGTGTCTTACTGGCAAGAATCTCTTGGAACTGATGCTCAAGAAATATTAGATTTAATTGATACTGGAGAATATATAGATACTAAACTTGCTGATACTAAAGTAGTATTTGAAGCAGGTAAAGACATAACTTATTCAACTGTAGGATTAATTGTATTTGCATTAAACTGCTCTGAAGAGTCTACAAAATATGCAATATATGATATTTTGAATAATGACGTTACAAATGGATTTCAATCATTCTACAATAGTGCTTTAACTACAAGAATATTTATAAGTTCAAACATATATTCTTTTGGAACTATTAACTTTAAAATAAAACAACTATAATGGATTATGTAAATTTACCCTTAGGGCTAAGAGTTCAAACTCAAATACCATTAGATGTAAAAGAATATTCTCTAAGTGAAACTGCTCTAAAAGATTTAGGTGCTGGTGATAATTTAGCATATGTATATACACAAGGACTTATTGTTTATTGTATTGAAGAACAAACAAGATGGGAATGGAGAGAAGTAGTTGGAGCAGAAACAGGATTACTTCCTGTAAATTTTACTTATCCAAATGGAGTAATAACTTTTGGAATAAACTATTCAAATAAAATATTTAATTTCTTTCCTGTAAAATCAGCAGATGGTTCTGAAACAAAAATAGAAGCTGGAGACAATGTATCTATTTCAGGTGATGGTACTATAGCAACTCCTTATATAATAAATTCATCAGCAGAAGTTTCTGTCCCTGATGCCACAGCTACAGTTAAAGGTATTCTTAAACTTACTAATGATTTAGGAGGAACAGCAGATTTACCTACAACACCTACAGCACTACATAAAACAGGAAATGAACAATTTACAGGAATAAAATCTTCTACAAATAATGGTCCGTTCCAAGATAGTGGAATATCTTTAATCAATGATGGACCTTCTACTACATATGGTTTATCTGTAACAAATAATGACTCAGGAAGTGGAATTTTAATAGCTAACGAAGGTGTTGGATATGGAATATTACTTTATAATAACTCTACTCTACAAGAAGGGTTATTAGTTTATAGCACTTTAGAAGGAGACGGAATAGGTAGTTACATGGGAGAATTTTCTTCAGGTAGAGCTTTTTATGGTCAACTAGATGGAGGTTCTGGAAATATTTTTGAAGCAGTTATAACTGCACCATCAACAGGAAATACTTTTGTAGGAAAAAAATATGAAGATAGTTCTATATTTTTTAAAGTAGATAATGTAGGTAATACTACTGGTAAATCTTTTATAAAAACAGGAGGTCTTATAACTGAATATTTAATGGCCAATGGTTCTGTTAAACCAAACAATCCTCAAAAGATATTATTATCACCTGGAGGATTTACAAGTGGTAATTATAATTTAGTTGATTCAGATAATGATTATGTAATATTTGTAGATGCAAATGGTGCTGATGTAACTATTAATGTGACTACAGCTACAATGGATAATTTTTCTTGTGGGTTCGTACAAGAAGGAACTGGAACAGTAACATTTGTAGGAGCATCTAATCCTATAGGACCTACAATGAGAGGAGATGGTTATCAATGCTTTATTGAAAAGAAAATGAATACAGCTAAATGGTTCTTATTAGGAAATGTAATACCTACACCAACACCTTAGAAATATGCATAGTTTTAAAAAGAATATATATAAGACAGCGGCAGATGATGAAACTCAGTTATGTTTAGCTAATATGGAAATCATATTAAGATATTCAGAATCTGGGGCAGTTGGTATTGATGGACTAACACCTATTTGCTATGGAGGACATACGTGTGATATGGCAGATTTTGTACTTTCAGGTAATGGAATTCCAATAGGTCCTTTTACATTAAATAATATTAATGGACCTTTAGATCAACATAATTATCCACCTGGAGTATTTAGCGGATACGATAGATATAATTCATTAACTTTAGACGAAACTTTAAGTGCTCAAATAGCTGCTTTATCTGATGATGGATTTATTGATTTTAAAATAGATCCTGCTGAATGGAATACTACTCCACATACTGGAATAACTTGGATTATTTTTAAACTTAATGGCGAGATTAAATTACAAACATGTAAAGATACAACTGGATTTAGAGTTAATCCATGTACAGGAGAAGCTCTAGAAAATCGTGATTTACAACATGTGACTATTGGTCCATATGTTGTTCAACTTACAAATAGATTTTATTATAATTTAGAAACTGTAAATGTAGTTAGAATATTTAGATTAAATAATAATCCTACTATATATATTAATTACTATATTACAGGTATAACTTCTTTACTAACATTAACACTAGGTGATTTTACAACTCTTTTTGAGCCTTATCTAGCAAGTTTGTTTTTTATCACAGATCCATACTAATAAAATAAAATAAAAATGGTAATAGAATGCAATGAAATAGAACAATCAATCAACGAATTACTTATAGCATTTCAAGATTGTAATAAAATAAAAAACTCTGATTTAAGAAAACTAGTAGATCTAGTTGCTGCTGTTAACACATGTGCTAATGGTGGGGCTAATTATAGTACTGTTGTAGATGAAGCTTATGAGGTTATCGTAGATACACCAGTATCATATCCTATAGACACATTTCATTCTATATCAATAAATGTAATGGAAGGTTCATTAGAAAAATTAGTTGGTCCAGAGATTATGACATTCCCATCAGGATCTAGTCTTAATTTAGAAGTTACAACATTAAATCAAACAGTATATAGCTTTGTAGTAAAAGCTAATTCAAAAGTATACGTACAATATATAACACTAACAGTATAATGGCTAAAGTAGTAAACATATTAGGACTATCTGCAGGTATAGATTTATCTTATTTGGCTTCGCCTATAGATGGAACTATTGTTAATAGCAATGGTTCTAACGCTGTGATACCACTAGCTGATAGTATAAACGCAGGATTATTGTCTCCTGGAGATTTTGATAAAATACAATTAATAGACGATATAGTAACACAAACAATTACTAACGGAGACATAACTCATGCTCCTAGTGCTGATGCTGTGTTCGATGCTTTAGCGTTGAAAGCTAATGACAACAATGTTCTTCATAGAACAATGGCTGAAACTTTTACAGGATATAAAACAGCTCTTAATTCAGGAGCAGCACCTAGTGGAATTATTATAGTAAACAATATAGATGCTTTAAATCCTGGTTTTCAAATCCAAAATGATTCTGCAGCTATTGGTGCAGATATATTTACAAATGGTGATGGAGATGCTTTATGGTTGAGAACAATGGGAGCAGGAACTGCTTTAACAATAACATCTTCAACTTTTGGAGGCAAACCATTTTCGTATGCTAATTTAGGTATTGAAACAACATGGATTGAAAAAATTGGATATATTCATGCTCCAAAGTTTATAAAGGTTGGTGGATTATCTACAGAATATTTAATGGCAGATGGATCAGTTTCCACTTTATCAGGTATAGCTTCATTACTTATTGCTCCTACTATAGTTGATGGCGATACTACACATGCTCCAAGTGGGGATGCTGTATTTGATGCTTTAGCATTAAAGGTATCTAATATTGTAGCAGGATCAAATATAACTGTTAATAGTTTTGATCCATTAAATCCTATAATAAGTGCAATACCATCAACATCAGCAGGTATATTTGATAGAGTTTATTTCACAGGTCAAGTTGCTACAGTAGCTACACCTGTTGGACCAAATTATGATACACTAAGAAACGGTAAAGGATCTGTAGCAAGTGTTGCTATAGTCTCACCTTCATTAGCTGCTTCTTCTAAAGTATTCTTTGCAAGAGATATGATAGGCCCTGCTCAAGCAATTAATGGTACATTACCTATAGGAAACTATTCATCATTTTTATCAGTATTACCTTCTTCTGCAACAGCGTTAAAAAGATTTACAATAGAAATATTTTTATGTGATAATACAGGAGTTATTATTCCGCAAGCAGGACCTCCTAGTACAGATCCTAATGCATTTTATGCTGGTAAAAATACTGTTGTTATATTAGATAGTGGTGATTTAACTTTACCTGCTTCTAATAGTTCAGTAGGGTTAACTGGATACTTATCTAGTGTATTAAATGTAACTGCAGGTCAAAGGTTTAGATACCATATGTCAGTTGCTAGAGGCGCTACAGGTGCTGCACAAACAATGACTATAAATGTAGGTAGTACTTGGAATTCTTATGTAGAAGCTCCGGTTCCTATAACAACTACAACAGTTACTAATTTATCAACAGTACTAGGTGCAACTGCAACAGATGCTTTAAATGCATTGAATTCAGGCAAAGTATCAGGAACAGGTTCAGGGATATTAGGACAAGTTGCTTTTTTTACAGGAGCAAATTCATTAGCAGGTGATAATGGATTATTTTGGGATAACACTAATAAAAGATTAGGTCTTTCTATATCTAATCCTGCTACTAAATTAGGGGTTAACGGTTCTATTTCAATAAATAGTGGTCTTACAGATACTTCTACAAGACCTGCTTTAGCTACGGGAATACTTGCTAATGGGGAGATTAGAGGTTTCTCAACCTCTACAACGGTTGATTGGGGATTTTTAAGAATATCATCAGGAGGTGGAAACAATGCTGTTTCAAGATCATACATTGATTTAACCGGTGCATCGACTATTCCTGATATGGATAGAAACATTACAATGGGTATTGGTGGTGTTGAGCATTTTAGACTTATATCAAATGGTAATTTTGGCTTTGGAGGACCTCCTACATCTGCCAAAGTTGAAATAGTATCACCGGGCAATATACCTTTGGCTATAAAAACTGGAATATCTGGAGGCTCTATTATTCTACAATATAAAAACTCAGCAGGAAATCAAAAGGGATATGTTGGTTTTGGAACAGATGCTTCCAATAATATGATTTTAGCCAACTCAGAGATAGGAGGTAATGTTATTTTATTACCTGAAACTACAGGTAATGTAGGCCTTAACAACTCTACTCCATTTACTAAACTAACCATGAAAGGATCAATTAGTATTGATTCTGATATTGACAATACAGCTGTAAGACCAGCTGTAAGTGCAGGAGCTTTAGCTAATGGAGAGATAAGAGGTTTTGGAATTGCTCCTGGTTCAGATGCAGGTTTCTTAAGAATTTCAGCTGGTGGAGGTACTTTACCTGCTCAAAAATCATACATTGACATAGCTGGAAATTTTGCTGATGCTGATTTAAATGGTACAATAGTATTTGGAACATTGGGAGTAGAAAAAATGAGAATAGACCAATTTGGAAACACCAGTATTGGAATACCAACATCTATCGCAAAATTTAGTGTTCGTTCCGCGGACACACCTTTATACGCCATAACTGCTTTAATAACAAATCACATTAGATTTGATAATATCCATAATTCAGCTGCAGCAGGAGCGCAATCTGTCATTGCATTAAATGCTTCATCAAATAGTGGTGTAAACAATGCTTACGCAACTATAACAGCTATTCAGCCTACTGCTGCAAGTAATGCCTCTATTTTAACATTTAAGACTCGTGCTACAGGCGGAGCAATGATTGAGGGATTGAGAATAGATAACTTAGGTAATATCGGTGTTAATAAACAAAACATTTATTCTAAATTTGATGTCTTAGGTTCCGTTGCTATTGATAGTAATTTAAGTGATACATCAACAAGACCCCCAATAGCTGCTGGAATACTAGCCGCTGGAGAGCTAAGAGGGTATAGTCAGAACTCTACATCTGTCAGTTGGGGTTTTTTAAGAATATCAGCAGGAGGTGGTGTTAATTCAGCCGCAAGGTCTTTTATTGATTTAGCCGCATCTTCGTCTATTCCTGATATGGATAGAAATATTATATTTGGAACTGCTGGTACTGAAAAAGTTAGGATTGACACTCTTGGAAATGTTACTATTGGAACACCTGCTACAACTTCAGCTAAACTACATGTTGTTGGACCGACAAATTCAAAGTTAATCCATGTTGAGTCGGCTTTAACGCCTACAGGTGGTGTCACAATGACACAAGGGGCTTCTATTACTACTGTTAATATTGAAAGTCCTACTACTAATCCTGGGTATGCGCTTGCTGGGTATAATGTAAACCCTATATCAGCATTAGGCATGTTATCTCAAGTAGCTCAATCTGCTGATACTGGTACATTGCCATTAAATATCATTCAAGGTGCTAGATTAAGTGATGCAGGTTCTACTGCTGCATTAGTGGTTACTAGACCTATATTAGGTATAAGTAATTTCACTACAAGATTAATGACTGTATTAGCTAATGGTAATGCTGGTTTTGGGATTGCACTTCCTACAGCAAGAGTTCATATTGCAGCTTCAACAACATTAGTAGCAGCTATGAATTTAATAGTTGGTGTAGCTCCGACTACTCCTAACGATGGAGATATTTGGTTAGAGTCAAATACTAATACAGGCTTAAAAATAAGAATAGCTGGAGTAACTAAAACTATAAGTTTAGTATAATATTATATTTAACATAAAATAATTAGGATATATGGAAAATATTTCGTATATTTACATTAATCTTAAAAAATTAATATATGGAACTAAATGCAATTAAAGAATTCTTGAGAAATAAGCAAGGCTATTTAAAGGAAGGATCTAGACGTTTAAGAGATCATTTAAAGAATAAAGGCCTTGATGCTACTATTAATAACTGTAAAACAGCATTAAGAGAAGTAAATGCAGAAATAAGAAACAATTCTTCTAAATCAAGAAATCTTAAAGTATTATTTTACGACATAGAAACATCACCTAACATTGGATGGTTTTGGAGAGCTGGATACAAACAGAATATTTCTCATGAGCAAATAATTAAAGAGAGAGCTATTATCTGTGTGAGTTACAAATGGGAAGGAGAGGATCAGGTATATAATTTAACTTGGGATAAAGACCAATCAGATTATTTTTTAGTGCAACAATTTGCAGAAGTTTTGAAAGAAGCAGATTTAATTGTAGCACATAATGGAGATAACTTTGATATTAAATGGTTAAAGACTCGTGCATTATATCACAGAATTCCAATGCTTCCCAATTACAAACAATTTGATACATTAAAGGTTGCTAAAACTAAATTATATTTAAATTCAAATAAATTAGATTATATATCTAAATTACTAGGGTTTGAAGGTAAGATTAAGACAACAATAGATTTATGGTTAGATATCATATTTAAAAATGATAGAAAAGCTTTAAATGAAATGGTTGAATATTGCAATGAAGATGTACATCAATTAGAGAAAGTTTACAATGAATTGAAGTTCATAGATAATCCATATTCTCATTTAGGAGTTTTAAATGGAGGAACTAAAGTATCTTCACCAATAACTGGAACTTATAATATCGAACATGTTAAAACAGTTGTAACCAATAGAGGTTCAATTAAACATATCATGAAAGATATTGATACAAATAGAATATTTGAAATGTCAGATAGTATCTACAAAAAATATAAATTAAATCAATAACATATAAGGCTTCTTGACTCAAAGGTTGGGGAGCCTTATTAATTTTAATAAACATGATCATAGAAAAACTCGTATACGATGTTAGAGAACAATTAAGACAATTTTCTGATGATAGTGATATAGATGATAGATACATACTACATCTATTCAGCTTAAAGAGAGCAAAATATCTTCGTCAAGATTTGAATAATTTTCAGAAAACTACAGATGTATCAGTGACGCAAACAATTTGTATGGAGACAGAGGTTGTATCAGCCAATGAATGTGGTTTAGACTACGATTGCGAGACGATATTAAGAACAGTGGACAAAGTACCTACTCCATTAGAACTGCACCTTAAATCAGCTATAATTGCTGTTAAACCAACTACTAGATTAGCTGTACCATTTAACTTCGTTACAAAACAGAAAGCTGTATATAGTCAGTTTTCTCCATATAATAGTTCAATATATGCTTTCTTAGATAACGATATGCATATATATATAGTTAGTAAATCAACTGAGATAAATTTAATTGAATGTATATCTGTAACTGGTGTGTTTGAAGACCCATTAGACATGATGAACTTTAAGACATGTTGCGGATGTGATGATGCAAAACCTTGTTTTGATATATATACAACTAATTATCCTTTACAGCCACATTATATAGATTTAATTAAAGCTGAAATCATACGTGAATTAACTATAAGTATTAATACTCCACAAGATAAAGAGAACGATGCAGATGAAGAACAAGAGAACAGAAGGCAAAATTAAGGTACATTATGGTATAGAAGATTATTATAAGGCTTTTAGAAAAGAGAATCCTAGTATAAAGATATCGCAAGCTCAATATTCTAATATTGTTAGTAAATTTAATATAGGATTAATTGACTTAATAATAGAAGATAATGTAGAATATGTATTACCTCATCTTGGATCAAGTCTATCTATAAGAAAGACAAAGAATGAACCTAAGATAGTTGATGGTAAGTTATATAATAAAAGTCCTGTAGATTGGGTTACTACTAATAAATTATGGGATGAAGATGAAGAGGCTAGAGAAAAGAAACTTTTAGTTAGATTTTTAAATAACCATACATCTAAACATGTATTTAAAGTTAGTTTTAAAAAATACATTCATCCTTTTATGAATAAAAAGTATTATAGTTTTAAAACTTCTAGATATTTTGCTAGACTATTAGCTGATAGGATTAAAGATCCAGACAAAGATAAGTATGACACATTCTTGCTTTACTGATTATGGTAGGTATTTATAAAATAACAAGCCCTTCTAATAGAATATATATAGGTCAATCTAATAATATAGATAAAAGGATAAAGAATTATAAAAAATTAATTCATTGTAATTTACAACCTAGATTATATAGATCTTTTTTAAAATATGGAGTAGAAAATCATTTTTTTGATATAATAGAAGAATGTGACGAATGTTTTTTAAACGAAAGAGAAAGATACTGGCAAGAGGTTTATGATGTAATAAATAATGGATTAAATTGTTTATTAACAAAAACAGATAATAAGTCAGGTAAAATGTCAGATGAAACTAAAAAGAAAATATCACTAGGTAACACTGGAAAATTTTTTAGTGAAGAGAGAAGAATTAATATAAGTAATGGAAGAAAAGGAATAATGCATTCTGAAGAAACAAAAATTAAAATTAGTAAAGTGAAAAAAGGAACTAAACATTCTGAAGAAACTAAAATAAAAATAGGAATTGAAAGTAGAAATAGAATTCGAACAACTAAAGAAGTTGTTGATATTGATACTGGAGAAATATTTAGATCTACAACTCATGCTGCTAATTCTAACGGAATTTCTGTATCACACTTAATGCAAATGTTAAAAGGAAATAGAAACAATAATACTAATTTAAAATATTTACAAGATGTTTAATGGACAATATGTATCCTTAGGAGTTATCCTTTGGAAAATAATGAAACATCCTTTATGCGAACAACTAACATATGAAGAAGCCGCAGAATACTCTATGGAATTCTTGAAATTGTTAGGAGCTCCAGCAGCACAAGAGAATAAGCTTTATAAGGCTGAATTAGTCAATTATAAGGCAGCAATTCCTTGCGACATACTAAAGGTTGATGGAGTACGTTATCTTGACTCTAGTGACCCAGAAACAGCTTCTGCATCAAGATTTATTGCTATGAGAGAAGCTACTAATATATATCACTTTGATCCACTTGAACATGGTAATGAACAAGATACTGAATTTGATTTAAGAGGAAACCATAGGAGATCAGAGTTTACATATAAGTTGCAGAATGGAGTTATATTCACTTCAATGAGAGATGGATGTATAGAAATGGCTTATAAAGGAATTGCTACAGATGAAGATGGATTTCCATTAATACCTGATAACGAGAAAGTTTCTTTAGCTATGGAGTACTATATTCTATCAAGATATTTAGAGCCTATATGGTTAGCAGGAAAGATAACAGATAAAGCTTTTGAATACATACAACAAAAAAGATACTTCTATATGCCTTCAGCTTACACTGCATTACAAATGCCTAATGCTGATTTACTTGAATCTACTATGAATGGAATCAACAGATTAATTCTTAGTACTACAATGCATGAGAAGTTCTATAAAAAAATGGGTGAGGAAGAGCGCTTGAGAAAATTTAGATGATAATATTTATACATTTTGAAGATGGCAAATAAAGCAACACAGTTTAATTATCAAGGGATGAACCAAGATGTGGCTCAATCCTTATACAGAAACAACTTCTACTTTGAAGGTAGAAACATAAGAATTGTAGCAACAGACAAACAAGCTACAGGAGCAGTATCAAATGAACGTGGTAACAAGTATATATATAATGTACCAATACCTGTAATCAATTATACAGCTACTCCTGTACATACAATAACATATTTAGATAAAACTTTAGAGTATACAACAGAAGAGATAGATGCTTTAGCTCCAGGACAACCTGGCCCACAATATATAATAGGACATACTACTACTAGACATTATGTAGTATTATTTACTTCAGATGAAAATGGATTTGATTGTATATGGAAAATTGATATAGAGAATCCAGGATATGAGATTACTCTCCTTTACATGAGAAATATGTTATTTAGTAGGAATAATCCTATCCAGGCTTTAAATAACTTTGAGAATAAAGATATAGACAAAGTATATTGGGTAGATGGATTGCATCAAATGAGATTCATTAACATAGAACATTCTATAGCTAATCAAGATTTAGAGAACTTAATAGATGTTTCAATATCAACTATAGATATGGTTGGTCAATACGATGTATCTCAACCAATTATAGCAAGAATACTTACAGGTGGTATACATACTGCTGGTATGATTCAATATGCATATAATCTATATAGAGTTAATTCGTCTCAAACAAGATTAAGTCCTTTAAGTCAATTAGTATCTTTAGATAAAGATGTATTAGGAGGCGGTGCTTTAAATGAAGTCGTAGGATCTACACCTGTTGTTGTTATTAATGATATAGATGAAGATTATACACATATAAGAGTATATTCAATTAAATATACATCATATAATGAAACGCCAACTATATCTATTATAGAAGATAGGGAAATACCTTCTTCTAAAACTATAGAGGTATTCGATGATGGAAACAATATAGGGTCAATATCAATAGAAGAGTTCTTATTTCTAGGTTCAGATATAATTGTACCAAAACATATAAACTCTAAAGATAATAGATTGTTCTTAGCAAACTACGAAGAAAGAAATTATAATGTAAATTTAGATACAAGAGCATTCT